GACTCTGAAGAAGCTTAATTAAATGAGTTTCCTATGATTAAGTTAAGCCGCACACTTCAAGATGCTTCAACTATGTTTAATTTAAACGTTACAGAGGTGTCTGAACTATCCCGCATACTTAGTAGGCTTATTCAAGGTAGCTTGGACTCTCCAAATATTTCAAATCCTATTTTGGAACATCTTGGTGAAGCGAAAGTTCTTGACGGTTGGGATGAAGTTTTCAACGGTCGTAAGTCTGAAATCAATGAAACTTTACACTCTATCGAGGAGAGTGAGAGAGCTAAATTCGGGAGTCGTAGTAAAGCTAAACCTTGGTGTGATATCAAGCAAGACTTCTACGACTACTGGTCAAACCAGAATCCTGATAGTAACCTAAAGCAGCTTGAAATACCTTCAAATTCTAGATTAAGACCATGGGATGTTAAGAGAGTTATTAGCACCATTAAGAGTGATACAAACTCCGGGCTTCCATACTTAACTAAGAAAGGTAAAGTAAAGGATAAATTCTTAGATGAAGCATTTTTAGAGAGTGAGTGGCTCAAAGAATATGCTGCTGTTCCGTTTGTCAGAACACAAGAGATGCTAAAGACTCGTATCGTATGGGGTGTAGCAATTGCTAATATCGTTTACGAAGGTAAGTACTTTTACCCTTTCTTGGATTATCAAAAGAAGATATCTTGGAGAACTGCTTTATTAGGCCCTGACGCAGTAGATGAAGTAATCACAGCTATGGTTATTCAAGCTGTATCTCGAGGTGAACTACTTGTGTCGCTAGATTTCAGCGCTTATGATAGATCGCTAGGTCCTAACCTGCAAATTCTATATGATGAGTATAAATGTAGGGTATTTCAGCCACAGTACTGTGATACTATATTAGAAATTGGTAGTCGTAGAGTTAATCTTCCAATGATTACACCTGATGGATTAAAGCAAGGTCCACACGGTCTACCAAGTGGGTCAGCTGATACCAATGAAGCTGGTTCTGTTATTCAAGCCACCATTGCAGAAAATACTGGCCTGATTACGCTAGGTGGTGATTCAAGTCAATTTCACGGTGACGATTCGGCAACTCGACTGGCAGGCATGCCCGAAGTTGAAACATATTTAGCTAGTTTCGAACGTGAAGGTCTTGAAGTTAACAGGGACAAAACATATATTGCAGCGAATTTCATCGTATTCCTGCAACGTCTTTATCATATTGATTATATAGATAAAGGTAAACTTGGTGGGATTTATTCTACATACAGAGCTTTAAATAGAATAATGAACTTAGAGAGGTTCACTGACTTCCTGGATGATGGATTAGATGGTAAAGACTTCTTCTCCATTAGGACCATTTCAATCTTAGAAAATTGCAAATTCCATCCTTTGTTTAGTGATTTTGTTAAATACATTTGGAATCTTGACAAATACAGCCTCAAGTTTTCAGAGAACAGTCTACGCAAGTATGTCGAAATGATGCGTAACACTGAGGGTACTGAAGGCCTTATTATCAATCAGTATGGCACGAAGGTTAGTGGTATAAAATCCTTCGAAGCTTTCAAAATAATTGATGAATTAAATAAGGTAAGCTAAAACCTGGG